GATTGTGGAGCCTCAGTAAGTAAACCTTCTCCAACGAATGATGAAGCTACCCGCTTAAAGAACTTGCCAGTCGCCTTCTCGCCGCCGGGGAGATACCTCGCGCCAATCGCATCCAAAGAACCAGACCCGATAGCAGTAAGCGTAGCGGCAACCAAGTCCTCGTTGTTAGGAACTTCGCGCCCATTGTTCATCGCTCGCTCTTTAGCTACTGGGCCGATAACCTGCGCGGCTCCGAATATCGCTGGGCCTGCAAATCCACCAGCAACTGCACCAGCGGGGCCAGCAACTGCACCGCCAGCGGCAGCACCAACTGCCCTTGTTCCCATTGCTCCAATAGCTTGACCTACTTGCTCAACAGCAGCGCGAGGAGCATACTGCCAAGCGAACCCAAGGAACTGAGCTTCATCTGGCTTCGGTTCCATGAACCTTTGTGAAGCGGAGACATACCCCTCTGGCTCGCTAATGACATCCTTGAGCGCGTTAGCTACACCAGTAAATCCTATAGCGTCGAAGGACTCACCCATGTTTTCCAATGGGCGACCAATGGACTCAACGAATGCTGATCCAAGCTGAGATACTTCCTCGCCGAAAGATGTGCCAGATGGTTCTACTACAGAAAAGGGTTTTGTCGGATCAAATCCAACTTCCTCCTCTTCAACTATCGTGAATGGTTGATTTGGATCGAAAGCCATGAATCAATCTATAGGGATATACTTGCCCTTTGTAAATCTGTATTTTTTCCCGCCTTGTTCTACTATTGCTCCCTCTTTAATCTCTTGTTGAGTTAATGGTTTCTTGCCTAGTAGAGCATCCTTTTCAGCTTTTAGTTTTTCAATCTTCTTAATATCAGCCTGCGCTTCCTCTGCTGTTTTCTGCCTGCCTCCAGATATAGGAGCGGCGTATCCACCGGGAAGCATTCCTCCACCAACGCGAGAACCTTGGATGTATGTCGATGACAATTGCTTAATCTGTGTATCAATATCTTTGATTCTCTTCTCGGTAACTTTTGCTTGCTCGCCTGCTTTTGCGGCTTGGCCTTGAGCAACGATCTGTTGCAGACCAGCAGCTTCTTCTGGAATCTCTGGAGCGGATGGAGCAGCAGCAGGAGCTTGAGCTTGGACTGCGGGTAGTCCGCCAGTAGCAGGCGCGGAGGCGGCGGGTTTAGCTGGCTTAATAAATTTGTAATTACTAGACGATGCTTTATTTGAAGCCCCCTTCATAAACTCTATTGAACCAGCAACGGTTTTTGAGACCTCGCTATCTGGGATTAAAGTCCCATCAATATACAATTCATAAGAGGAATTTGGATCATCTGGAGCAGTTGCTTGAATGCCAATTCTGTTGTAATTAAAGTCAGATTGCTTGAGTGCATTAAATGCTCTAGGATTGGATGCAACCACGGCGTCTGCTGCTATTAGAGCATCTTTGAATGTATTAAAATCTTTTGATTCAACGGTATTCTTTTCAACCTGTTCAGCAGTTTCCTTGGTTTTCCCACTAACCTTTCTTCCTTCTCTGCCTCCAGCCGTTCTCGTCTCTTCTAATTCTCTCTTTATTTGTGTTTCTTGATATACCTCTGGCCCAGCAAGCGCAGTAATGCCGGGGACTGTAAGCAATCCAGACTCGCCAAAAGAAAATTCTTTATACCCTCTTGGCGCGGTTGCTGCCGTTGCTTTTTCTTTATTTTGATTCAGTTCTTCTTCAGTTAATCCAATTCCCCTAATGGCTTCTAGCTGTTCTAGTCCGTCACCCTGCTCTTTTAGGTTATCCGTGAATGCACTCATTGCCATTTCAAATGTTTTTTCATTTTGGCCCCTATCTGTTAATGATGCTTCAAATCCAAGAAATCCTCCATTTGTTGGAAGGTCTCCATCAAGCAAAAATCCTTTAGGTTGATTCGGAGGCTGCTTTTCAACATCTCCCGCGCCACCTGTTCCATCTCTAACAATACCTCCAGTAGCCCACGCCTCATCCTCATCGCTATACCCGTCATTTGTTCTTGGGCCATATTGAGCGTTAATAAGTGATTGCTTATAATTAAGATCATTAACTTTACCGACAGAATCAAGGAGAACTTGTAAGCTAGGCAGTAAGTAACGATTTTGTTGGATTGATGGGTCTGTGAGCAATGGAATCAAAGCAGAATACGATTCAGCAGGTTTTCCAGAACCAGCCAAATTAAGAGAATTCCTCATCTGCTCTTGAATGATGGGCAACATTTGAGCGGCCTGCTTCTGATATTGAGTATCCACAAGTTGATCTGTAACTTGTTTACCGAGGCGACCAAGATTCTCTGACAATACAGACCAGCTTTGCGACTGCTGCTTGCCACCCTCCATTATCATTTCAGCGATGCTCATAAATTATCCTAGTGACCAACCTTTACCTGTGTAGAATTTAAGATTAGAAGGGGCAGTATCGTATGCACTAGCCCCTCCTAGTTGTGATGTATAGAAGCCTTCTTTTGTTGCGGTAGTAGAACCCTCTTGGGCTGTCTTGTATTTAGTGTATGCATCCAAAGCGGATGTCAGCCCAGAAGTTAATCCTCCAGCAGCACCAGTTAATCCTTCTGCCCCAGCTTGGCCTCCAGCCAGCCTTGTCTTTTCTAGCTCAAGCATTCTGTCATATCCTCGTTGAGATTGACCTGTGCTAACTCCGTATTGTTTGGTTAGAAGGTCTGCGCGAATGCCTGCTTTTGCAACTCCTACATTCGCTGCGCCCATTTGATATGCTAGACTATCCTTACTTACTGCTAATGGACTTTCTATAAAACCTCTAACTAGGTTAGTCCAATCTCCCATCATGTTGAACCCTTGAGTTACAGCTTGCTCTGCGGACTGCCCAATAGCTCTTAGATAATCAAATGGCCCTCTTTGTGCAATAGCTCCAGCCCTTGCTGTTGCTGGGTTGAATCCAGCCCCCTGCATATAGGCAGATTCACGCATGGTTGCTTCACGGGCGGATTGCGTCATCTGTCCAGAGAGCCTATCGTTGATTGCTCTTACAGCTAAATCTTCTAGGTTTTTATACTGACCTCCATAAAACCTATTAAGTTGTTCTCTGTTGTATCCAGTAATCCGTTCAGCTTCCCTCATGTTGGCTTCTGGGTCTCTTACTGGCATCGGGATTTGCGCGAGATCAGATTCAATCTGCGCTGCACCCATTTGGTATGCTTGAGCCGCTTTCTTTTCTTGCCTGCGAGCTTTCTTCATTGCGGAAGCCTGACCCGCCGCTGCCTTTCCAGCAGCTTTAGATTGCATTGAACTAGCGGCAAGCGTTGCGCCTGCACCGATAGCAGCAGTTGTTCCAGCACCGATTGCGCCAGCTACAACAGCACTAGCCCCAAGTGCTGTAGCCGTTGCGGCAAATACATTAAATTGCTGCCTAGCTTTTAATGATCGGCAGTTATATCTATCTTCGATGTTTATGTAACAAGGCATATCAATTCTCAGTTCTAACGCACCGCCAACCTTGCAGTCTTGGGTGTTCTTTGTCAATATGTGGATTAAAGTCTCTTGCCATTATTGTGTTGGTAATCTCTTCTGGATCGGTAAGAGTGGTCACGAAGCAAGCAACCCAGATCGTATCTTCATGGGTATAGAGTAGCCTGCGAGTTCCTGCCTTTGTAATTCCAACATAGGGTGCTTTGTATCTCTGCACAGGAACATCGTGATACCAGACAGAAACATCACCCTGCATAATGAAAAACGGATGAGTCGTAAGATGCAAGAGAGATGTCACTAGAGTATTCTTTGGCATGAAGATTTCCCTAGTGTAGAGATTAGGTGTGAACTTATGAGTGACGGGACAATCAACTGGATCGTGCTGAATCAGTTCTGTCTCCAAGAGATTAAGAGGATCATCGGGATTTTGGTATCCAATAAATTCATTGGGATTGATCCGATTCGGGACTAACTCCAGCTTTTGTCTCTCTTGGATTTCAAGTGTCATGGCCAACTAGGTTGAAAGAAATAGTCATCCGCACTCGGAGAGCCAAGATAATTCCCAATTAAATTTTCGGGCCGCTGGAAGTTTGCAATACGAAGTGGTGCAGCGGTGGGAATCTCTTCGCCCTCCATCACCTTTTCTTCTTCTTGAACTGCCAATCCCAAGTTAGCCAAGAACTCTTGCGGCTTCCTGTTCTCCCTAGAATTGAGAGCCAGCACCGCATAGATCATTGCATCGGGTGAGAACTCTACCAACTGCAACGGGTCGGTCACATCGTAGAATCGCTTGCTGGCATAGATCGTCATGCAATCCACATTCTTTGGAATCTGGAACCTGCGGAACACAGGGTTCACATCCGTTGGCTGGTAGATTGCAATCAAGAACTGGATGTACAGCACAGGGTCATAAGCATACACTCGGATTCGTCCGTATGTTTTTGGCTTGCTGACCGTGCGGATTGCCGTGACTAGCTGAGTTGACTTGCCGATGCTTGGGCCGTTCTCTGCTGTTACCTCGACATTCTGATACGATTGGTATTCGTTCTGCGCCTCAAACAATAGCTTCACGCCTGCGTCTTCCATCTTCTCTGCCATTACGGCGATCTGATATGGACGGGCGGTATAGTCGCGGAACAATACATGGTATCCCCCGGCCTCGGTGATTAGCTTGTGGCAGGAGTTGCCGCTATTGTAGAGGTTCTTCCATTGAGTAGCATTGAACCACTCATCCGCGAGACTGGCCGATTCTCCGTTGATCCAAGCAAGACGGATTTGCTCGTAGCGATTAGGCAGCGTGAAGCAGGAATCGGCACACTTAACGCAGAAATACTCTGCGGTGTTATTCCACTCCCGCTTGTTCCACAAAAGTCTGCGAGCTTGGTTAATAGCTTTGATAGCGCGTTCATCCGAACAGGTTCCTGAATCGCCACAAAATCCTTTAACAATTTCAACCATTTCTTGTAATGTTTCAGCCATTTTTAGATTAAGGTTAATTGTTCCTCTAACAAATTATCTGCTTTAATAAGATTTTCTTTTGCCCATAAAGGCCGAAGGTTTGTATAGTGGTTTAATCTTATTACATCTTTCTTTGTTTTGGCTTTTGAGTGTGGAATAATATGGTCGATATGCCATTCGCTTCGGTTCTCCCATGACATTCCATCTTTGAATCTAGATTCAATATATGATTTCAAAAATCCCCATGAGCAACCAAGTATTTTTTCAGATTTAGAATTTTTTTTGTATCCATTTAATCTAAATGCTTGAGCAATAATACACCTCATATTGCATTTAAACTTAAACAGTTCATCGGTAGCACTTCTTATTTTCTTTTTTTCGCTTCGGTATTTATTATCTTTTTCTCGAAACTCTGGGTTTTTTCTTTGATTCCTTAGATACTCATTGTGCTTTTTCCTGTATTCAGGATTTTCCCTATGCTTTCTTTTTCTTTCCCTGTCTCTTGCGAGTCTTGCTGATCGCTCTTTATCATAAACATCTGGGGATAGCCATTGCTCATAAACAATAACTTGCCCAAGACTATTTTTCCTTTTTTGATATTGCGAAAAACGATAGCCGTCCTCTCTGGTGTCGCCAACTTTAAATTTGCGAACCAGAGAAGATGAGCAAGAGTTATCGTTTAGCGATACCATAATTATCGTTAACGATAAT